TGATTGTAACGATTGGTAATTTAATTACATTTCTAACACATATTTTCATATGACTATTTGTTGATTAGAAAAATTTAAATTTTTTGGATATTATTCTGGGTTTTTTCCTAAATAAATTATAGAAAATATTTCCAAAAATATGAGTTTTATATTTTTTATGAAAAAGTTTTTATCTTTTTATCAAAATTATTACTATTATCATCAAAAAAGAAACTAAAAAATAATTAAAATATTTAATCTTAATTATTAATATTTAGGAGAATTATATTCCAAATTTTTAAAATTTATTTTTTAAAATAGAATTACAATAAATATCATTTATTTTATCAAACAATAATAAAATACAATTTGTTATATGATATGTTTAAAATATGTATAAATATTAATAAATAAAATTGATAAAAACTATACTAAATCAAAAGGATCATTATTAGATAATGCCTCATTATTTTGTTTATTAAAGAAAGGAATCATAGAAACAAAATTAGATAAATTGTTTGAAACATAATTAAAAAATCTTTTATTAGAAGGATTATTATAGGATTTTTGATATGTCTCATTTGATTTTTTATCTAAATTATTAAAATTTGTTGAATCTAAACTTCCATACTTTGTTATTGAGATATTTTTGTCAACTAAATATTTTGTTGAACCATACGAATTGAACTTTCCAATATTGTCTTCTTCGGATTTGATTTCTATATGAGTATGAAGATGTTCCGAATCAAAATAAGGAATTGGTTCAAAAATATCTTGAGATTTTGATTTCTCTAAATAGTTAATATGTTCGGAGATACATTCTTTGGTGATCTTTGAATATTGAAACCAAGAAAAGATCGTGGCTCAATAGGCATGTTTAAAAGCCATATCAAATAATCTATATGTCTATTTCCATTATCCTGCTTATCAAAAAAAATTTGATTAATAATTTCACTTGAATATTTGAAAAATGTGTCTTTAAGACTATCAATTTGCGTGGTAAAAAAATAACCAGTATTAGAACTAGACATCATCTTTAATAACCGGAAAACAAAGACTAGTTCAACACATCAAGATTTCAATTTTATTTTAATAAAAAATAATTTTGCATCTATTTATTTTGATAAAAATTTGTTAATGAAAATTATAAATTCTATTTCAAAATTATTTATAGAATATATTAATTTTTCTATTGAATATTTATATGTTATGCCAGTGTTATAGATGATTGTTGTCTTTCATGTCCTGAAGAAGTGCCATTATCAACGACTATTAATATAAGAGTTTATGCAATGGGTTTTAATATTAAGATTTATGGATGGATTAGTTGGATTAGCATTTATATAATTGAATAAGTTAATATAATAATTTTTAGACCATTATTCTATTATTTTTTTAATTTAAAAACAAATATTTAAAAACTTTTTCTTATCAGAATTTTGTTAATATTGAATAATATCCTAATATAATAATTTACGCGCTGAATTTCAGAATTTAATTATTTTGAAAAAACAAATATAAATTTAAAATTTTTTTATATTATCAAAATGACATAATTTTGTTATTCAGCGCGTAATCAAATTATTTTGAAATTATATTACTAATCCTAAAAATTTCGCGTCTCGGCGGCTCTCTAAAGCGAGCATCTTCGATGCATATTTATATAATAAATAAATTAATAATTTCACATCGAATATGCTTTTCGAAGCAAACAACCTACGGTTGGAAGAACTTTTGATAATTGTAGATGCAATATTTTATATGACAAATATTTTTTAAATAATATTTAAAGATCATACTTGTAAAATATTTTAAGATGCTAATACCTTAAAAACATTTATTTTTTCAATAAATATGATCTTAAATACAATTACACGCAAAAAATCACAATAAAAAATTTAAATATATCTACAAACAAAATTTGGAAACATTATGATAATGCTTTTATTTAAAAAAGTTCTTCTCAGATACGCTGATTTGCTTGAAAGCATCGTCGATGCATGCGGAAATAATCTATTCTAAACTAATTTGCACCAAAGATGCTTTGCTTTAGCGAATCGACATAGGCAGAAAGATGATTATTATGAATAGTAATATTAAAATAAAAAATAATAAAATAATATTCCAAATATAATTAATTTGCATAATTTGTAGTAGGACCCTCGATGACCACCATTGTTTACGCTCTGAATAATAGAATTAATAATTTTGGAATTTATTATTTGAAAAACAAATTATAAAATAATAAAATTATGTCATTCTGATATTCCTGCGCAAGAATGTCGTTGATTTACAAATAAAGATTAAAAATACAACAAATCAAATATTATTTTATTTTAATAGAATTTACATGTTGAATAACAGAATTAATAATTTTGCAAAATTTATTATTTGATTAATAAATTATGAAATAACAAAATTATATCATTCTGATATTCCAGCGCGAAAATTTTGGTTAAAACTAAAAACATAAACAAATTAAATATTATTTTATTTTAATGGAATTTGTGCGTTGAATAACAGAATTAATAATTTTGCGAATTAATTATTTGACAAATAAACTATGAAATAACAAATTATATCATTTTGATATTCCAGCTCAAAAATCCTGGTTAAAACTTAAAATATGAACAAATCAAATGTTATTTTTATTTTAGTAAAATTTAGACACTGAATAGCAAAATTAATAATTTTGCGAATTTATTATTTGATTAATAAATTATGAAATAACAAAATTATATCATTCTGATATTCCAGCGCGAAAATTTAATTTAAAACTTAAAATATAAATGAATTATATGTTATTTTTATTTTAATGAAATTTGCGAACTGAATAACAAAATTAATAAATTTTGTAAATTTGTTATTTGAAAAACACATTATGAAATAAAAAAATTATGTTATTCTGATATTTCTACGCGAAAATGTCTTTAATTTAAAATTAAAATCAAAAAATGCAAACAAATTAAATATTATTTTATTTTAATAGAATTTGTGCGTTGAATAACATAATTAATAATTTTGAAAATTTATTATTTGATAAATAAATAATAGAATAACAAAATCATATTATTTTCATATTTCAGCGCAAAAATATCTATGATTTACAAATAAGGATTAAATAAATGTTATTTTTATTTTAATGAGATTTGCGCTTTGAATAACGAATTAATAATTTTGTTAAATCATTATTTGAAAGATAAATTATGAAATAAAAAAATTATATCGTTCTGATATTCCAAGGCGAAAATTTCGTTTAAAACTAAAAATATAAACAAACTAAATATTATTTTTATTTTGATGAAGTTTGTGTGCTGGATAACAGAATTGATAATTTTGCGAATTTATTATTTGAAAAGTAAATTATGAAATAAAAAAATTATGTCATTCTGATATTCCAGTGCGAAAATTTCATTTAAAACTTAAAATATAAACAAAATCCGAATCATTTATTTGAAATAATTAATATCATAATATAAATCCCAAATAATTTTAATTAAATAAAATAAATCCATCAGAATATTCTAAAATTTATTTATTTTTTAAAATGTTGTGTTAAATTATCAACAGATTTTTTTAATCTTTTGTTTTGTTGTGTTAATATTTCATTGTCATTTTCTAATGCTGTAATTTCATTTCTTAATCTTTTATTGTGTGTATTCAATATGGTAATTTCTTTTTTCTGATTATCATTTTCTTCAATTAAACTTTTATTTTTTGTTTTCAACATAATGTTTTCATCTACTAAAGAATTTATTTTTTGATAACTATCATCAATGAATAATTTTATTATTTCTTTTTTTTGTGTTCTTAATGCGTAATCAAAAGGTGTTATTTTGAATTTATTAAAATGATTTTTATTAACATTCATTCTAATTAAAAAATCAATAATACTGATTTGTTCAGTTAGGACCGCAGAATGTAATAAATTATTATTATTATAATCATATAATAAATTATAGTCACCATCAAATTTTTTTAATTTACTAAGATTACCTTCTGAAATATCTCTAAAAGCCTGTTCGGGATCATCATAATAAGATTTAGATCCATTAAATATTGTGAAAGTTTTTGATACGTTATTGAACATATTAAGAATGTTTAAATTTCAATTAGTATTAAATTTCTTGTAATTTAAATTTCAATTTTTTTAAATACAAATGAATTTGTTGTAACTACTCATTCTATCTCTCCAATCTTTCGAAAACTTGTGTGTTTTCCCAACTAACCAATTGACAAGAGAATTTATTTTTAAATTATTATGACTATTATTAATAGGATTAAAATAATAAATTTCACGTTCAGATATATATTTTATGTTTGTCATGAGATCCCCATTTTGAATGAAACTAAAAATATCATAGGGAAATTTGTTATTAATTAACCACTTTAAAGCGTTTTTATTATATTTTTCTGCTGCTGCTAATATTGTGTACTCGTTATATGGGAATTTATTATCTAATAAATATTTCATATTAGTCAAGTTCCCATTATGAGCTGCACATGCAAACGTATTACAGTCATAAGGAAATTCAAGACTTAACAGTAATTTTAATAAATTTAGATCGCCTCTTAATGCAGCCATAGCAAAAACATCATTGCTATGACAAAAACGATTTGTTCCAATTAAATATTTGATAGTTTCAATATTAGAATGATAAATAGCACACATAAAAATATCATTATCATAATGGAATTTTTTGTCTAATAAAAATTCAAAAACATCCAAATTATTACTCATAATACAGTATTTAAGAATTTTATCAGGATAATGTGGAAATTTTTTTTCTAATAACCATTTTATATTTTCTAAATTCGCATTTTTAACAGCTTCATTTAAAACTTTTTCATCATATAAAACTTGTTCTTCATAGAATAATTTAATGATTTCCAAATTTCCGATTTTTGCAGCATATGAAAATATATTTTCATTAGCAAAAAACTTATTTTTTAATAACCATTTTAAAACTAAGATATTCTCATTATCAATTGCTCGAATAAACAATTCATCATCAGTTACACAATTATCACAATCGCAATCAATATCACATTCAATGTAATAATTATTATTATAAAACCATTCTATATTATCCAAATTTCCATTATCAATAGCTGCCAAAAATGTTTTGGGATTTGATGGGAAACCAAGAGAATCTAACCATTTTATTATTACTAAATTTCCGTTTTTTGCAGCATTTTCAAAAGTTTTCGAGTCATAGGGGAATTTTTTTTTAAATAAAAAAATCATATTATTTAAATTACCATATGAAGCAGCTGCAGCAAAAACTCGTGTATCGTATCCATATTTTTTTTTTAACAAAATTTTAACAAGATCCATTCTACCATATTTCGCGCAAATTGCCAATAAATTTCTAGTGTCAGTTATTAAGGATTTTTTGATACAATAATTTAATAATTTGTAATCATAGCCAATTATTTGATCAATATCAAAGTTATATTTTGGATTTAGTAAATGTTTATGTGGCAGTGTTAAATACCCTAAAATAATATTCTCGACATCTTGAGTAATATTCAACTTGATAAAAATATTCATTAATAAAATTGATAATAATAACAATAATTATTTACTTTAAAATATTAAATTCAATTTTTTTATTAAAAAAATTGAAATAATTAATTGCTCATTATTCTTTTATTTATATGTCCATTTAAAATGAAGCGCAAGCACATTAACGCTGCACCCTACCCCTCATCAAAACGACAAAAGATGGGCAATTATGTAGATATACAAACAAATAAAACTAGTTATGAACCAACTGTTTATTTCATTTCACGTAAGGGATTGGAAATTATGATTAGTAATCAAGACATAATTTCTTATAAACATGGTAGATTATCTAGAATAATAGAAAAAAAAGTGAAAGATACAAATTGGTATGCAACAGTGTTAATTCCTAAGAGCAAATGTCTTGCAAGTAATAATTGTGATGAATTAGATAATATGTTTAAAAAATTAGATTTATCGGTTGATTCAGATTTTGACAAAAAATATTTATCGTTAAAATATGACATAAAAAAATATGTTATTAAAAAAGATTTAAATGAATTTTTTGGAAAAAATAATAATAAAATTATATCCATAATAGATAAATTTATAAAGCTAAATCTTAAATTATAAACAAATTAATTTAAATATTATTCAAAAACTTTTAATGTTATATAATTAAATAAAAATAATCTTTCATTACTAAATGTAAAACCAGGTTGCATATTATCATCATACTTGATTTTTTGAAAAAAAACAAAAGTGTCTTTATAAAAAATATAAATATTGTTATAATATTTTAATATTATATATGATTTATTTATGTACATACGTGATCTCAAAAATCCATTAATAGATAAATTTTTATCTATAAAGTATTCAATTTTATCATCACAATTATAAATATTTATTCTTTTAATTAAATATTTTGATGATATGTGTATATATAGCTCATTTTTATATAAATATATGCAATCTTTTATACGTGTAAATTTACATTTTAATTTTTTTTCATTATTATTTATTAAATTATAAAGTATGATATCATTATTTGAGGTTGTGTAGACAATATTTTCTTTATAGCAAAAAATTTCTTCTATTATATAATGTACTGAACGTATTTTTTTAACAAATATTGTATCATGATACAACAAAATGTCGTCTTTTGTGGCAATATATATTTCGTTTTTATAATGACAGATTGTTTCTATTCTCTTACCAATTTGAACTTTAGTTATGACATCTTGATCAATGTCATAAATATACAAAAAATCTGTTGAATAAACATTAAAATATATTCGATTTTTGAGTAAAAACAAATTATAGATAAAACCAAAAATAATATCCAAATGACTTTCTAAAACTAATTTATTTTCAAATTTAGATAAATAAGTTAAAATAATTTTTGTTATGTCATCAATGAAAAATTCATTTATATAATCATAAATATTATCAATATATTTTTTTGTCATTGAGTTGAGTATCATTTAGTAAATGATAATATCAAGATTATTTTATTTCAATTTTTATCATATAATAATTATTCTTCTAATGATTATCAATATTATTTTAAAAAAACAAATAAAAATTTTTATTTGATTACCAAATTAATTCTAATTATTTTAATTTTTTAATGAAAATTGAAATGTGATATTTTGGTGATGACAATAAAAAATCAAATTTAAAAAATGCAAAAAATATTTGAAGAATTTGAAATAGATATTTTTCCGAAAAAATATTGAAAATATTTAACACCAAATCATAAACCACTATTAAAAAGAGAAAAAAGCATAAAATAGATGAAATAATAAAATATGATTCAAAATTAATGGTGAATGCATGAAGAATATTAATATGAAATTTTTATGAATTTAAAAATTAATTCTCTTATATCAATCTCATATTTATAAATGCAGCTAAAAATGGCAAGCTTGAAAATATGAAATGGTTATTTAAAAATAATATTCTATATAATGAATTAGTATTTGCATATGTTGCCAAAAATGGAAATTTAGATAATATGAAATGATTGTTGAAAAATGGTTTTCTAAATGATATTGGACATTTACATTGCAATAATAAATGGCAATATAGAAAATGTGAAATGGTTATTGAAAAATGGTTTTTCATATAATAATCGTTCATTTATTTACGCAATCGAATGCAATAATTTAGTAGTAAAATGGTTATTTAAAAATAAATTCCCATATAAAAAGAAGTATTTAATTATGCAGTTAATAATGGAAATTTAGAAGTTATGAAACGGTTATTGAAAATAATTTTAAACATTTTACAAAAGTATTTAATTATAGCTGAAATGGAAATTTGGATAATATGAAGTGGTTATTTGTTAATAGATTTCCATATGACTCAAATGTATTTGATATTTCGATCAAAAAAGGAAATGTAGAAGTTATAAGATGATTATGTGGAAATGATTTTTCACATAATCCAGAAATTAGATAAAATGGAAACTTCAAAAAAATTAAATTTATAAAATAATAAAATATGAGTAATTTATATTTTTTATTTATTTCTGACATACTGGACACCAAGTTGTTCTTCTCTCATGATAACCCACATATTGTGTTTTTGTCTTGTGACCTAATGGACATTTAGCCTTGTGGTAAATTTGTAAAATAGATCCATATCTTATGTTTTCGAAATAAGCATTATATAATAAATTAGAAAGATCTAATAATTCATCAATAAGACAATTAATTACTGATTTATCAATATCTTTTACTAAAGTAAATGGTAAAATACGGCATCTATATAATGCCTCTTGTTGTAATATATTTCCTACTCCGGGAAAAAATTCCTGATTTAATAATAAGTCAGTTAAACAGTCATCTTTGATTTTGTCAAAAGATTTATAAATATGTTTTATCATTTGCGATCTGTCAAATTTTTTATTAAATATGTCATATTTCATCATTTGAATACTTTGTTTGATTGATTCTTTTGATGAACATATTGTATAATTTGATTTTATTTTGTCATCCGAACAACTTGGATCAAGTAATGTCACCTGTGATGCATACCAAGATATAATATCTCCATTATCTAGTTCCCAAACCATCTGGGGTTTTGATTTAAAAATTTTATCTAATAAAATTTTGCCAAACATTAACATATGTGTTCTGATAACATATTGATCATCATTATTTTTAAGAAAAATATAAATATATTTTCCAACATACCAAATTTTCCTGATTATATAACCGATTAAGTCAATATTCATTTTTAGATATGATGAACCGTATGCTTTTAGAATTTTTTTCCATTTGATATGTTTTACTTTTTCATAAACAATTCTGATTTTAGGACCTTCAACCATAATATTATTATTATTATTATTATTTCTGCAATATAAAATTATTTTTAATATATTATAATATTATATAATTTAATTAATAAAAGTAATTTTATTAATATTAATATCAAAAATATATGAAAAAATTGAAATTAGAAATATATTAGATAATCAATCATACTTGATCGTATTATAGATACAACATGAATAACGAAAATATTGTCAAAGAAGAATTAGCTGAAATTAGAAGATTTGATGAAAATAAAATTTATGATAAAATCGTTGATAAAAGCAAATCACAACCAAATAAATTAAGTTGTGATGGTCCACCATTTCCAAACTCTAAATCGTTACACCATGGTCATATTTTAATTAGTAATATTAAAGATTGTCTTTTTAGATATGGAAATATGAATGGATATAATTGTTTTAATAAAATGGGATATGATTGTCATGGGTTACCAATTGAAATGGTTATTAACGAAGAACTAAACATCACTACACATGAACAAGTTGAAAAACTAACAATAGTCAAATATAATGAAACTTGTAGGAAAAAAATAGAATCATTTTCGAAATCTTGGGATCCAATATTCAAAAGAATTGGTAGACTTGTAGATCCTAATAATATCTATAAAACTTTGGACACTGATGTCATGGAAAGTGTTTGGTGGGCTTTCAAACAATTATGGGAAAAAGATTTAATATATTCAGCCTATGAAGTAATGCCATATTCCATTAAAGCTGGGACAACTTTATCAAATTTTGAAGCATCACAAAATTACAAAATAATTGAAAGTGACTCAATTTTTGTCAAATTTCCTCTTAAAAAAGATACAAATTATATTTTTGTGGCTTGGACTACTACACCTTGGACATTACCAAGTAATATGGCTTTATGTGTTAATCCCGAATCAACTTATGTAATTTTGACAACAAATGATTGCAAAAAATATATAGTTGCTGAATCTTGTGTTAAAAATTTAAATCTTAATTACATTCGAAAAGAATGTATAGGAAAAGGTAAAAATTTAGAAAATATCCATTATATTCCACCATTTAATTATGTAGATCAAAAAGATTTCAAAATTGTTTGTGGTGATTTTGTTACAACTGTTGATCAAGAAACTAAAAAATCTGTTGGCACAGGTATAGTACATATTAGTCCTGCTCATGGTATTGATGATTATAAAGTATGTCTCGAAAACAAAATCATAACAAAAGAAAATGTTCATAAATATTGTTTTGTTGATAAAAATGGTAAATTTACTGAGGAAGTAAAATTATTTTGTAATTTGGAAGTTTTTGAAGCAAATCCTTTAATAATTGGACATTTACAAGAAAAAAATATAATTTATGGCGAACCACAAAAATATAATCACAAATATCCAATTTGTTATAGGACAAATTATCCTCTAATTTATAAAGCAGAGTTTTGTTATTTTGTTAAAGTAACACAACTTAAGGATAAATTACTGAAAATCAACGAAGAAATTCAGTGGGTACCCGAATATATTGGAACTGGAAAATTCAAAAATTGGCTATTACAGACTAAAGATTGGTGCATATCAAGATCGAGATTTTTTGGAACACCTATTCCTCTTTGGGTTAATGGTGATGATGTTATATGTGTTGGTTCAATTGACGAATTATGCAAATTAGCTAATGCCAAGGAAATAAAGGATATACATCCAGAATATGTTCAAAATTTAAAAATAATCAAAAATGGTAAAGAGTATAAAATCGTCAATTTTGTTTTTGATTGTTGGTTCGAAAGTGGATGTGTACCATTTGCACAACATCATTATCCATTTGATTCTTCATATAATCCATACTTTGATAAATACGAATGGATTGCAGAAGGAATTGATCAATGTAGAGGCTGGTTTTATACTACAATAGTTATTTCTACAGCTCTTTTTGAGATATCACCAGTCAAAACTATAATATGTGCAGGATTAGTTTGTGATAAGGATGGTAAAAAATTTTCAAAAAAAAATAAAAATTTTGAAGATCCATTATTAATTTTGGACAAATATGGTGCAGATAATTGCAGATTATTTTTATTGTCTTCACCAGCTGTCAAAGCTGAAAGAGTAAGATTTGATCAAAAAGAAATTTCAGAAATAATTCAAAAATTAATACCCTGGAGGAGTGCGATTGAATTTCTAATTTGTCATGGAACTAATCTACTTAAAAATATGAAAAAATACGAAATTTCCGAAAATAATAGCATTATGGATCAATGGATTAAAGATGAATTTAATGATTTGCTAATAAATGTTAGAAGACAAATGGACAAATACTCTATTGATACAGCAATCAAATTATCACTGACTTTTATCGATGAATTAACAAATTGGTATATTAAAATAAATCGTAATCGATTAAAAGGTTTAATGGGACTTACAGATTGGGAAAATTCAATCAAAACACTGTTAGAAGTATGTTTAAAATATTGTTCTCTTCTAGTTCCATTTACTCCTTTTTTATCACAAAGTATATATAATAAATTGAAACCATTGGCACCAATATACAAAATTTCGGATAAAGAGGATGTGAATTTATGTGAATATCCAGTCCCATACAAAAGTGATGGATCGAAAAAAGAAATAATTAATAATTTTAAGACTATTATTGGATTAACAAGAGAAGCAAGAAATAAATCAGAAAAGTTCAAATCAAATAAAACTCCATTAAATAAAATAATAATTATTAGTTATGATAATAAACTCGCCGAATCTATGTCACAACTTAATAATCTTATTATGCACGAAGTAAATTGTTTAGATATTGAATATAGACATATGCAGGATTTTGAAACACTTAATATTATTTTTGATAATAAATCAATGGGGAAAAAGTTTAGAAAAGATGCAGCAAAAATTAAGGATGATTTAACAAAAATTGATCAAAAGATTATTAAAGATTTCTATGAAAATAAAATTTCAGAAATAATTATTAATAATCATATCGTTACAAAAGATGATATTAAAATTATGCCTGTTTGTAATATAAAATTATTTGGTGATAATATTTTGTCGCAATCATCAGAGTCTTTGACTGTTGCAATTAATACAACATATAATAAAAATTCAGAAAATTTAAATAATATCAGAGAATTATTAAATCAATCACAAATAATGAAAAAATATACTGACCTTAAACCATGGAATAACGTTAATTTGATTTTCAAAACAGATTCTAGAATTATATTTGATACTTTGACTAAATATAAAGATTTCATATTTGAAAAATTAAAATTTCATCCAATTATCGAAATTACTGATGATATTGAAAAACCTTTTGAATCAGATAATAAAGATTTGGTCAAATCTAAAATGAATTATGATGATCGAGATAAACAAAATATTAAATCCACATATAAATGGAATTCAAAAATTGAAAAGGAAGTTATGTATCAAATTAATATTGTTTTGAAAATATTACAAAGACAAGAAAATATTGATCCATAATATTTTATTTTATTATAATTTAAAATTTCATATGTTTAATATTTTGATATTTTAATATCAAACTTGTGAAATATTATTATTATTATTATTATTATTTTGGAAGTTTCGGCAAAATCTTCTGTTATAAAAATATTCGATATGAAAAGCAAAATTAAAAAAAAGGACAATTCCAAGATATATATCTAGAATAGTATGTTGAGGATAATAATTTTTTACTAAAAATGCAAATAAAAGACTATATAATAATCTAATAATCAGCAAAATTTTAAAAAAATTTTTTAGTTTGAGAAAATGATTAATTTCAATAATATTAAAATTAGAAAGATAGATAATGCATATATTAAATGCAAAAGATACAAAATGGTCAAGTAAAACAATTAGATTAAAAATAATAGCAACACTCAACAGATCATGCCATATAATCAATAAAGTGATATTACAAAATATCGACAAAACAAGTATTATAGACCATGATTTATTATGATTTTTTTTTTATGTTATTACTATTCATAAAAGTCATCGAACTTTATGAAAATAGAGGCATTCACATTATTTTTTTATTTTTGTGTGTAGACATATCTAAAATCTTTTATTACGGTTTCTTCTATGAAATTATA